ACCGACGGATGGCGTCCGAGCTGACCATGTCTGGGTATTGAGCCTGGAGCAGCCCGCGCACGTCGCGACGAAGCGCTCTGGATGCAGCGGTTGGTTTGGCCGCTCTGCCGGCAGCGGAGCTGCTCACCTCTCCGATGCTCTCCAGGTTGGAGCGCGTTCGGGTTGCCCAGTCACGGATGCCATCGCGGTCCGTATCGACGCCGCTCACCTCGCGTGCGTGCCGCGCCTGCTGGTTCGGACTCATCACACCGATAGGGCGGGGCTCCGGGGCGTTCCGTGCTGGGCTCGGCCTGAGCTGCGACGTTGCGGGTGCCGGCTGCGGACGAGGCTGCGGACGAGGTTGTGGCTGGGGTTTCCGAGCAGCCTCCGCCCTCCGACGAGCTGCCTCCTCGGCCCGCCTCTCCGCGTCGCGCTGCCTCTGGAGCCTTGCTGCCTCCAGCTCTGCCGCGCGCCTCTGTCGTGCCGGAGACGGAGTCGGTCCGGTGATGAGCCGGCCGACATCACCGTTGGCTCGGTGCACGAATCGCTCACCAGCAGGGAGCGCAGGACTGGGGCGACCCTGGATGGTGTAGAGCGGCTGGAAGCTGCCGTCTCCGTTGACGACCTTCGTTGGTCGGCTCTCGAACTCTCGCGCTCGGCCCGGTCCGAGAATCTCCCTGCGCCGCTCAGGGCTCTGCTGCTGAAGCCACGAGCGGGCGTCGGTCTCGCCATCGGTCTCCCACGGCTTCGGAGGCTCGGGCTCACCGCGGAGCCGCGCTCGCTCGCGCTCGAAGAAGTGCTCGTCGGTGATGGCCGTGAAGAAGCAGAGGTCGTTCGGGTGCGCTAGCGCCGGCACCTCGCCCTTGGGATACCCACCGGGGCCGAGGCCGTAGTTGTCCTGGTTGGCCATGACGTCGCAGATGTCGGCCTTCCTGTGAGACGGGCTCAGGTTCCATCGGTAGCCCACGACCCAGTCCTGCTCGGTCGTGCTCTGAACGTAGGCTTCGTTGAACGCACCCTGGCCCTCGGTGCGAGCGATGGTCATCGCTTGGTTGTGCGCTCGGCCCCGAACCCACGTCTCCACGGCCGCGTCGATGTCCGCTCCGGACGTGCGCTCGATGCGACGAAGGAACCGCTTGGTCTCCCGTCGGATGTCCTGCGGCTGGCCACGGGTGTTGAGCGCTCCGATGCGGTTGAGCTGCCTGCGCACCATCGAGCGCATCTCAGACGGCGCGGCTGTCCTAGCTGCGTCGCGCACGCGCTGGATGTAGCGAGGGATACGAACCTCGATGTCCTGGGCACGGAGCACGCGCTCGGACAGCGCCTTGGTGGTCTCGCCGAGCTGCACCGACTCGATGACGTCGTTGCTCATGCGCTCGGTCAGGACACGCGTCCGCCTGCGTAGGCGAGTGCGGAGGTCCTCAGCGTTGACGGCTGCTCTGTGCTGACGAGCGGCGAGCCTACGCGCAGCCACATCCTCAGCCACGTTGCCGAGCGACGGTGCGATGGCCCTGCGCGCACGTGCGTCGCCGAACAGAGCGCGTGCCACGGATGGAGTCAGGCCGCTGCCGTTCCTGGAGCCCACGCGGACGGCCTCCTCGATAAGGGCCATCCTGTCGCCCTCGAACCGGCTGAAGGCCGCGCCGATGGCCGCGTTGACCTGCCTCGAGCTGGAGCCGCGCAGGTCGCGAGCCACGCGCGCTGCGAGCCGGTTGTGTACCGTGCGCGAGACCTCCTCGCTTTCCTCCAGGCGCCCGAGCCATCGGTCGAGCGCACCAGCAAAGACGCGGTTGGCCCGCCGCTGTGCTCGGGTGACCACGAGCTTACCTGCGGCGAGGTTCGTCGAGCCTGGTCAGCAGCGAGTCGAGCCTGGCGTTCTGCCGCTCGAGCTGGTTGGTCAGCTCGATGATGTCTCTCGACAAGGTGTTCACCCGGAGCGCGAGCCGTTCGTTCTCCTCGTCGAGCGACTCGATGGCTTCTGCCTTCTCCTCGAGCCTGTTGATGCGAGCGTGCGCCTCGAGCGCGTCGCTGTGGGACGACCAGAGCATGCCAGCGAGCGCAATGACCGCGGCCGTGCCCAAGCTTCCGAACGAGGCGACGAACCAGACCAGCAGACGAGCAGCACCAGCCCGCTCGTTCTCCGCTTTCTCGATAAGGCCGAGCCTGGTGTCGATGCGGGTGACCGCGGCCGCGTGACCGTTGGCACCTGTCTCTGGGAGGGCGTCGTACTCGGGGGTCATTCTGGCTCCAGCACGGCTCAGGACGACTCGTCCTCGGTCTCATCTTGTTCTGCGGCGTCACGCTTGTCGAGGATGTCCTCAGGGTCGTCGCGGTTGCCCTTGAGCGCCTGGCGGGCTTCTCGGATGTTGCCCGAGGTCAAGTCCCTGCGCTCCTGTGCAATCGCCTCAGCCATCTCGTCGATTTCCTGCTCGATGCGAGTCTTGGTTTCGTCGTCGAGGTGCGGCAGCTGGGAGCGCACGACCTTCTTCTTGATTTCAGCTTCGGCCGTCGGACCGAGCCCAAGCGACACCGCGCTGAGCGCCTCGTCAAGCTCCTTGGCCATCTCCTCGACGTCGAAGCGAGTGGGCGCCTTGGTGATGATGCTCTCCTTGGCAGGAGCGCCCGAGAGTACGCTGGCGATGAGGCGCCGCACCTGCTGGTCGAACCGAGCAACCATCCTGGCGAACTCGCTGATGGCGCGGTTGGCCGCTTCGAACTCGAACGCCTGGCTCACGCCGCTCCGTGCGCCACCGCCCTTCGTGCCGCGCGTGAACTCCATCTTCTGAGCGCGATACATCTCTTCGATGGTCGTCGCGATGCGCTTCTCGTACATCTCTGCGACGTTGGTGTCCGGCGTAATCCACTTGTGGGTGTTGCCCCAGTCCGGCTTCACTGGGAGCCCGTTGCCAGAGCCAAGCAACTTGCTCCCCTCCTTGCCCGGGTTCAGCGATGGGAACTCCAGGAAGCTGAAGGCGCAGTTACGCATGAAGTCGTCCAGCTCGCTGATGTAGTTGAACATCCTGCGAGCTTCGTCCGAGGCCGAGCTGGCCAGCGGAATGCCACGGAAGGCGTCGTCCGGGATGGGCTTGCGACGCATGACCATCAGCGGCACGACACCGAATGGGTGCGCCCCCTCCTTCGTCCCCTGAATGGTCGCCCTGCCGTCCTTGCCCCTGACCAGCTCGAACCACTCCCAGCGGTCTGGGTACCAGAGCGTGATGCGGGTGACGTCCTTGCCGAACTCGAGCGGGTCCTCGCGGTCGACGTAGTCGGTTCGAATCTTCACCCACCGCAACGTTCCGTTCTCGTCTGTACTCCAGTCGAGCAGGTTCGAAGGGAACAGTGGAATGACGTAGGGGAGCTTCTTGCTGCGCTCGTCGTCGAACGCGGTGGGCTGCATCGTCCCGCTGTCTGGGAGGTCGATGAGCACCGGGCACCAGCCGAGCGCCGCAGCTCTCGGAGCAACGGTGTCTCGGACCACGTCGTTCCAGTCCGTGCCCGCCCCATCTGCGTCGTCCATCCACTGAGCCAGCGAGCCGGCGTCCTGGGTGTCCGGCATCTGCGTGAACGGCTTTCGAAACATGTACGAGAGCGGGATGTCGATGAACGTCGAGACATAGTTCGGGTAATGCGCCATATCCGAGCGGCGCTTGAACTTGTCGTTGTCCTCTCTCGTGAATGCGTCGAGGTAGGTATCCGCTGGTTGAGCGCCACCGCCCGTCGAGAGCGGCAGGTCCTTCCGGTAGACGTCAGCCGCCCAGCCCCAGTACGAGCTGAAGGGCAGGCGCACCTTGCCCTGGAAGCCGCCCGTGCCTCCGTACGCATCGAGGAGGAACTTGTGGCGCACCCGCTCAAGGCCCCAGTCGCACCGTGCTGCGAGCAGCGCAGGGACCTGGGAGTCGGTCACCACGCGCTGGGGCTGCTCCTGGTGGATGGGCTGGCCACGTGGTTCGGCCGGAGTCTCGAGCGGTACCTGTTGCGCCATGAGGCGAAGACTACTTCACAGACCTGGGATGCGCACCGTCCGACCGAAGCCCTGCGGTGGGTCCCAGAGGCACATCACGAAGGCGTCGCCGAAGTCCGGGCTGACCTTCAGGCGCTTCTTGATGTTCTTCTTCGACTCGGCCTGATAGCGGTTTGTCTTGTCGTAGAGGTAGTGCACCGCGAGGGTCTCGTCCCTCATGCGTGGGTGCTCGGGTATCTCATAGGGGGAGACCGAAATCCTGTCGCGAGCGTTGAACCAGACCTCGGCGCGCAGGTTGATATGCTTCTCCGGGTCCTCGGCAGACGCGCTCGGGATGTACGCGACGACATCGAGCCAGCGCGAATAGTCGTGGCGCAGGGTGTCGAAGCAAGAGGCGCCAACGCCCACCAGCTCGACACGCACCCGCGGCTTCTTGGTCACCGCGCTGTGGTCGGTGTGCTCGGTGAGCGACTGGACGTAGTTCCAGACCTTGAGCGCGAGCTGCGGACCGTCCAGCTGGTTGTGACCCTCGGGCCTGTAGACGTAGTGGCCGCGCCTGCCCACGATGGCGCTCGTGTCGTCGCCGAAGTGCGCAACGTCCACCGCGACCTCCAACCGGTTCTTGCGCCACGGGCGGGCCCCCCCGGGCGACCACCGCTTCACCGCGGCGTCGTAGTTCGCTGCGCTGACGATGGACTGCGCACCGCTCTTGGCGAAGTCACCGTCGCATCGGACGCGCAGGTCGTCCGAGTCGAAGCCCCACTCGTCCTCCTTCTCCTTGACCCAGTCGATGTCCGCCAGGCCCGGCCCCTTTGGAAAGCGCCCCTTACCCTTGGCGCGAGCGTGCGCGACCTGCCTCGAGCTGATGTGATGCCTGGTGTAGAAGCGCGCCTTGGCGTGGAAGGCGTCGTAGAAGGTCCCGGTCGGCTGCGTCGGGTTGGAAATCATGACGAGGCGAGACGCCTTGCCTGCTGCGCGGTTGCCCTCGATGGCGGTGAAGATGGCCGGGTCGACACCGCTGGCTTCGTCCACGATGTAGGTGACGCGCTTGCCGCTGATGCCGGAGACGCGGTCGGCCTCGTTGGTCGAGAAGCCAATAACCTGCGTCTGGTGCTTCGGGTGCTCGAGCCCCTTCCCAGGCGTCTTGTGGAGCACGCCTCCAATGGGCCGCCTGGCGTTCTTGTAGAGCGAGGTCAGCTCGCGCCAGATGATGTTCTCAATCTGACGGTGCGTCGGAGCGGTGATGACCGTACGCGAGCCGGGCCAGCAGACGAACTCCCACAGAGCGAGCGCAGCGCAGATGCGGCTCTTCCCGCACTTGTGCCCCGAGCGGATCGCAACGCGGTTGTCCTTGGCCGCCGAGCGCAGGATGTCCGCCTGCGTGGCGCACGAGACCGCGGTGCTCTCCCACGGGTGAAAGCCCAGTACCTCCCAACAGAAGAGCACCGGGTCTGCGCGCCACTCGCGCAGCTTGACCACAGCGCGGGCTCGGACGTTCGGGAGTGCCACGGACATAGGGAGGGCTAGCTGCGGCCCTTCGCCTTGCGGCGCTCCGCCTTGCGACGCTTCCGTCCGCGCTCTGCTTCGCGCAGCTGAAGCTCGGCCTGATGCTCATCGCTCTCGCGTTGGGCAATCACGCCGAC